GCGTTAAAAGAACCCGACTCAAGGGCTTTATCTCTAATATCGTATAAATCTTTAACAGCTCTGTCCTGGTTCAGCTCATACTTCTTACGCAACTCCCCCAGAAGGTAATTGATCTCTTTCTTTACTTCTGGGTGCTTTAATAACTTATAGGCCGACTGCCTTGCATCTTTGTAACCCGACTTACGAGCACATTCAACATAAGACATCTGCGGATTGTTTACAACCTTCCAGACAAATATGCGTTGCATACGATTAAGTTTGTTTGATAGATTAAAAAACTCTATTGCTGGATCTTCTGCTGTATCTAGCAAAGGCTCGAATCCCGACTGCTCTTCCTTCATATGTGCTTATACTAGATGATACTAAGTGTAAATGTAAAGTAGATGGGCTATATCTAGCCCTTTAGATGTGGCTAGCCCTACATATCCTATATATGTATAACTTCCGATCTTATCGAACCCGACTTATACTGTCAAGTTCTTTGTATATTTATAAGTATATTAGTCTCTAGTTCCCTGACAAAAATGAAAAAAATGCAAAAATACCTTAGCCCTTTGTTTATCAATGTTTCCCACGTCACGCACTCTATGACAAAAGTCTGACAATAATAGGCCATCATTTATTTACCGAATAATTTGCAAATATCTTTGCGTAAACCTTCGAGCATAATTAGTAGTTCTTTCATAATATTTTTTAAATTAGCAGAGCGTTTCGTCGCTAGGTCGCTCTGTTACCTTCTACCTCAAGGAGAATCAATTGAGATACACGACAAACTAATTAGATTCCATACCGATAGGTATCTAAATCATAATCAGTCATTAAAATATCAACTTCCATACTAGGATTAATTACGGCAAACCCTTTGTGTTTAAGGTGACATTTTTCGTAGTTACCGATAAGTTCTTGATGTTGTTCCCAACCCATGTTGAGAGCCTCATCCATAGCATCATGTCGCTTTGGATCATCCAAAACCTTATCGTAAAATATTCTATACATTCTAGACATTATCCATCCTTATTTATACTGTTAGTAGACATGATATACCTATTTCGGATATAATGTCAATATTATGAAAGATATACATAAAATTAAACCGACAGACATCAACAATCTGTCACCAATCGAAGAATTAGAGATGGCTACACATCATGCAACAGATGCTGTGTTAGACCTTATACGCAACATCAATGCGTTACCTGTAGAGCAAAGACAGCATATTACTGATATGTTTGGTAGAGTGAAGGATGGTAAGTCAAAAGATGTATGATAAATTGCATGACAAGGTCAAGAACCTTGAAGTAGGAGAAGTAATTAAAGTAGACAGAAGGTTTGGCTATCCAGCTTTAATTAAACTTTTAAGAGAGTTTAACTATGAGTATGAAGAAATTATGAAACCTGCTGCAACTTGGGCAAAAAATGTCAGGAGGACAGGATGAAACAGTTGCCAGAAATATTAAACGAATACGAATATATACAGCTGGGTGAGACATATTACTTCCCAGACATGCCTAACGATTTCTATCACAACTGTCCAGGCATATCTTCTTCTGTGATCAGAAGGTTTGGTCAATCACAAATTCACGCCCTAGAAGAGAAGATGGAAGACTCACATGCTTTAAGGTTTGGATCAGCAGCACATGCTTTGATTGTTGAAGGTGAAAGTGTCTTTAATAAAGAAATAGCTTGTTTAGTAGGCTCACCCTACACACAAGCCAACAAAGATCTAAAGAGAGATTATGAAAAGAGGGGCTTAACTGTTATCAACACAACAGACAGAGAAACCATCTATAAGATGAAGAACTCTTTGGGTATTTATGGTGATACAGTATTAAACCCGACAAAGACAGATTACCCTGAGGTTTTTACTAGGCCTTCAGAAGTAGCTTTGTTTTGGTGGGAAGACGATATGTTGTGTAAGGTCAAATCAGACATGCTTAGATACCCTATGAGTGGTCAATATGATGATAAGACTATAATTCTTGTTGATTACAAGACCACACAATCTGTAAGACCTAGAGACTTCACCAGCTCTGTTAAGAAGTATCAGTATGAGCTACAAGCTTCTTGGTATAAAAGAGCTTTCGAAAAAGCAGGCTTTACCGTTGCAGACTTCTTGTTTATAGCACAAGAAAAGAAACACCCTTATGCTTCTAAAGCATTTAAAATGAAACATGAAGATATGGATGCTGGGTGGCTAGAGCTTGACAGGTTGTTGGGCGAATATAAATCCGTTATAGAAGGTAGGAACTTGCCTACTACATATAACACACCAGAAATAGTGGAGATAGAATTATGAGTATAGATAAGATAACACCAGAAGATTACAACAAGCTTCCTACAGATTTCTCAGAGAAATTAAAAGCAGGAAACATTAATGATAAAGACTGGGACAAACAGATAGATGCTAAAGCTTCCAACCGTCAAGTAGGTGGTGATCACTATAAAAAGTTAGCCATACAGCCCGCTGAGTATTGTTACAAAAACAAACTTAACAACTTAGAGTCAGAAGCTGTTGGTTATATCACAAGATCTAGATTTAAAAATGGATCTGAAGATATAAAGAAAGCTATTCATACTTTAGAAATATTGTTAGAATATATGGACAATTAAATTTTATTTAATTTTTCATTAATCCTAAAAAAGAAAGGGAGCCGCAAGGCTCCCTTCTTTATATACACTATAAATTAACCATTCAGAGAATGTGAATAGAATGGAAGTTCATATACTAGACTAATTTACAGATAAAAAAAAGGGGCTTTCGCCCCTCTTAACACCAGTCCTATAAAGTCGGTGGCGACTTAGGATTATCTCCACTTGGTGCTGTTGGACTTAATGCGCTGAGATACTCTCCAATTTTAGTTTTCTTTGAGTTAACCTCCTCACCTTCTTTATTAGTCCAAGTCTCATCTTTATGATATATACCTAAATCAAGTGTTTTATTAACAAGTGAATGTACATCTTCAGGAAAAGATTTAAAACCTGTTGCTTTGCAAAGTTGCGTAAACATCTCGTTTGAAATTCTTTTTGCTTCTTCACTAGCAGACCATAATGAGTAGAACTCAACATGATCTCTGTTATTACCGTTGTTAATTTCGTAAACAACTCTTACTGTCCAATTACCTGACTGAGACTTATATTTCTCAGCTGTAATGATTCTCGCACTATGTACACCTGGCGGTGCAATTTCTTTTTTATCGGCTACTGGTGGTTTAGTTATATTCTCTAACCACTTTACACCATCAAAATCACTCATCATTTCCTCCTAAAGTTTGTGAGTTAAATCCTAGTTTAGTAATTATGTCAACTAGGTTAGGCTGTTCAAAACCATCAAGTTTTCCAGACCTATCTTTTGCAGTATAGCCTTGACCAACGTCAGTCTGAAGCCATCTGTTTTTTACTATAGCACCATCATCATCTTGTTCCTCTATGACTCTAAGCGCTAACACTTCGTCAAAGAAATAAGTAATTGATTGGCCTAATTTTGTACCAACCATTTTTGGTTCGTACTGCATAACGTTGTCGACATTTTGTTTCTCCATTTTTGAAACAAAGACGACGTGCATATGTAAATCCCTGTATGCTCTCATAACATTAGTACAAGTTTCTTGTACATTACCATAAGCCATTCTAGGATCTTTATGTCTTGCTTTTTCAAAATTTAAAAGTATTTCTGACATCTCTGAAATAGAGTCTAAGCATACGGTATCGTAAACTAACTCTCCATTTTTAAGAGCTTCACATATCTCTATAATTTCTTTTGCTTCTTTTACCTGTATGACATCAATGTCTTTCTGATCTCTTACTGAAAGCAAACCAGACTCCATATCTATCATAAGTTTTTTACCTGGAGCAGTCCCGCAAAGTGTTGTTTTACCTGACCCTGCAGCTCCATAAACGAGTATCTTTACGCCCTGCTTATTCACGCATGAATCAGGTGTAACGATTCTATCTTTAAATGACATAATAAATCTCCACGATTAATTTAAGTTGACATTATACTACAACATGTCCTACAATTTGTAAAACATACAGTTTCAATTTGTAAATATGAAAGAGAAATATAATTGGTTAGCAAACTACTACTTTAGAAATAAAGTGCTTGCTTCTAAGTATTTAAAGAAACTGGAAACTATAAATATACAACCACAATTTAAGGAGAGAGAAGTGAAAAGATATACTTTAAAAGAATACATAGAGTTTATTGGCATGAAACAAGCAGCCAGTTTATTTGAGTGTTCGATACATTCAATCAAAGCCTGGCGTTATGGCCACAGGCAACCATCCGTTGATCAAGCAAAATTAATCATTCGAGCGTCCGAAGGGAAGTTAGATTTTGAATCCATCTATGGCAATCTCGAAGATATTATTGCTGAATGTTCAACCTAAACCTAACAGAAGACGAGAAGCCTCTCGATCTAGCATTAGCCTATTATGATGAAGGTCTTTCAGTAGTACCGCTACTAAGACAATCAAAGAAACCACCAGTTTTTTTGGGTGGTTGGCATCAATACAAAACAGAAAGGCCCAAAAGAGAGACTGTTGTTGAGTGGTTCAAGGATCGTGATGATCTTGTTGTAGCACTTATATGCGGTCAATTTATTGTAGTTGATGCTGATACACCCGAAGCTATGGGATGGGTAGATAATAACTTACCACCCTCCCCTTTCCGTGTTGTGACGGGCAAGGGCATGCACTATTACTATAACAATCCAGAAAACTTCACAACTTTCGCAACTAAACGCTTGAACGATACTCCTATAGAAAGATTAATTGATATAAGAGGGGAGGGGGGACTGATTATAGCCCCATACAATCGACACGCAAACGGCAACCTATATAGACCACAAATAATACCTGAGTGGGATTTGCATGACTATGATGATCTGCCTGATTTTACAGAAAAAGAATGGATACAGATTACAGGTAACGGTAAAAACCAAGAAGGACAAATGATTACTGCACCTTTTTCTTTAGATGGTGTAAATGAGGGTTCAAGAAATGATCAAGCCGCAAGGTTAGCAGGATATTTAATATCTAAGAATATAAATTTAGAGTTTGCAAAATTCTTTATGCAGTCTTGGAATACACAAAACCAACCTCCATTATCGCAAGCTGAAGTTAACTCAGTTGTAGACAATGTAAAAAAAACACACGACAGAAAGAACCAAAGAGCACCATTGTTTACCAACACCAAAGAACAAGTAGTACCGCCAAAAGACTTATTTAACCCACCAGGTATATTGAAAGATATGTTTAAGTTTAGTGAAGAGCTAGCACAAGTCTCACAACCCGAACTTTCAATTGTTGGATCCTTAGCACTAGCAAGCGTAACTTGTGGCAGGCTTTATCGTACTACCATGAATAATTTTGCCTCGCTTTACTTTATGGGTATAGCTAAATCAGGACAGGGCAAAGAAAACATTAAATCATTTGTTGAAGCTGTCCTCAATATGTCTGAACACTCAGACTTAGTGGTTGGCGATGGTTATACTTCATCAGGTGCTGTCCACTCTATTTTGCGTTATAGGCCAACCCAAATAACAATAATGGACGAATTTGGTAAAAGACTAGAGGCTATAGGGGCACAACAAAACACTAACAGAGAAGACGGTATACAAACACTTATGGAGGCTTGGGGCAGATG